TTTTACTCAAATCTACGAGAACAATATGACTGTCTGTTCCTCCTGTTGCAATATCAAATCCTCCATAAATCAAACCGTCTGCAAGTCTTTCTGCACTTACAAGAACTTCTGTTATGTAGTCACGAAACTCTTCTGTACTTGCTTCTGCAAAGCATTGTGCTTTTGCAGCAATTATATTCATAAGAGGACCTCCTTGTGTTCCAGGAAAGACTGCACTGTTTATCTTTTTAGAAAGACAACTATTGTTCCACAGTATCATTCCACCGCGTGGTCCTCGAAGAGTTTTGTGAGTTGTACTGGTTACTACGTGAGCATGAGGAAAAGGGTTGGGATACTGTCCTGCGGCAATAAGTCCACTATAATGTGCGATATCACAGACAAGGTAAGCTCCAACAGAGTCGGCAATTGTTCTAAAAATGTCCCATCGAATTGTTCGAGGATACGAACTGGCTCCTGCCACGATGACATCGGGACTGTGTTCAAGTGCAAGCTCCCATACTTGATCATAGTTAATTTTACCATATTTATCTACTCCATAAGTTAATGAGTTGTATACTTTTCCACTCAATGTTGGCGGTGCACCATGACTCAAGTGTCCTCCACTTGCAAGATCCATACCAAGAAGTGTGTCTCCAGGTTTCATGAGTGCTTGATAGACTGCTGTGTTTGCATTGACCCCGCTGTGAGGTTGTACATTTGCAAATTTACATTTGTATAGTTTTGTAACTAATTCAATGGCATGAATCTCAATTTCATCCATGTGTTCACAGCCGTTGTAATATCTTTTGAAGGGATAGCCCTCTGCATATTTGTTTGTAAAAACACTGCCACACAATTCACGTACATCGTCACTTGCAAAGTTTTCACTTGCTATAAGTTCGATTGTGTCTTTTTGCCGAAGTTTTTCTTTTTGTAGTATTTCTTTAATCGTCGAGTGCACTGATATAGTCCCCCAGAACATCTATATCTCTATCTGACAGCAATGAGGCCTGTGACCACATGATCATAGATTGTTTTCCTCTCTGTCCTCTGTTTTTATACTCTGTCAAAGCAGTTGTTATATATTCTTTTGTTTGTCCAGCAATCTTTGGAAACATTCCCATTCCTTCGCCTTGCTGTCCATGACATCCTGCACATCCTGCCCACATAGGCGGTGTTGGATCTTCTACTACTACAGGTGCTTCAATTACTCCTGCAGCAATTAATCGTAATTCTTCTTGTTCTGCTGCTAATGCTATTGCTCTTCGTTCGAGTACTGCTTCATAGCATGCACCAATACATTTATTTCCCATAGGTTGACCGCGATATTCTGCCATAGTCATTCCTACATATAGTAATACTCCTGCAGCAATAGATATGCCTACAGGGATTGCCCAGTCTTCATTTATATCTTTATGTGCCATTATTCAAATATATCCTTTAAATCTTTTATGAATGAGACTATATGAGTTATTGTATAAATACAAAAAAATAATGTTAAAATCCCAAAAACAAATATTGTCGTCGCTTCCATTTTTTATCCTTACCATTTCTTTCTGTCTTGCCAGTCTCTAAATGCGGCATATGCATGTGCTGCTGCATATATAAGCGTAGCCCATCCAAGTACTCCAAGAACAAATATTCCTGCCGCTTCACTTGCTCCGTGCATTTTTATTGTCCTCTGCTATCATATCCAGCTCCTCAAGGGACATGTAATCCATGTCCCAATGAGTGCATCTTTCTTTTACACGATCGTATTTAGTCTTATCTTTCATAGCATAAGACTTATTAAATTTATGTGCGTATTTTGCGACTGGATTTTTCACTAGAATATTCCTGCATGCTCCAACTTTTGACGAAGAATGTTTTGATCCATGTATCCACAGGTTGCCATTGATCTGTTTCTACCATGACAAACATAAACATCTCCTCGTTTCTTTGCTTTCATAGCCTCTTCTATCTGACTATATTCTTTCTTTGTTTCGCCAGTATCATATGTTGCGCATCCCGCTAACATTGATACTGCTAGTATTGCTACTAACTGTTTCATGTTATCTCCTATAACAGTAAGATAAGTATCATAACTACAGGTATCACCATTGCTACAACTTCTCCCATACTAGCCTCCTCCGAAGATAAAGCCTAATAGGCATATTATCATAAATGCTGCTCCGATGTAATCCATACTTATTTCTCCCTCGATACTTTTTGTACCTTCTCTACGGTTCTCATTGCACCCAGTCCTAACATTCCCATTAGCACTGGCATCATTTGGGTAGTGTCTATCATTGGTATGGTAATTGAGACTTCTGCTAATGCTAAGCCAAAATTTGCCATCGGTATAAGTATGAAGTTTGCTAGAAAGCCAATACCACACACCCATCCAATGAAAGGTCTCCACCCCGCTACAAACATACTCTTGCTTGCAGCTTCCACCTTATTTACTTCTAATTGTCCTTTTGCCAACTCTTGAGCATGACGCTCGGCCATTGTACTTATCTCGTGAGCAAGCGCCATTTTCTGGTCTTTATCCTCGATAAATTTATCGAGTAGTGACGTTGCTGGTCCGATCAAACTACCTATCAGTGACATTTTCCATCCTTGTCATCAATCGTTCTGCACGATTGCTTACTTGGCGATACCAAAGTGAATCTCTTCCTTCAACAGCGGCAAGCTTCCAATCTCTTTTGTCAAGAGCTTTCTTCATATTTTTAAACTTACTTAACCTTGGGCGACCAAGATTGAACATCATATTTACTAATATTTCCTGAACTTCATCAGGAAACTTGTGCCAATCGTAATATAGGATAGAGCACTCATTACATGCGACGGATAAGTCGGCCTCGAATGCTTCCTGTACACGTTCTTTACTAACACTATCACCTACCATCAATCCATATTCAGGATCAGTTTTTCTCACAAGATGACCAATGCCAAATGTTGGATAGCCTAAATGATCATTGTAGATTTCGTATACCACACCTTCATCGATTTCTAATTGTTTTCGTACTCTATCTATATTCATATTTTTCCTCTTAACTTACCGATGCTGCGATAGTAAGAAACGGCAATGCTAATATAACTATCAGTAATGTGCCGACTCCTACTGCATCACACCAAAAGCAAATTTCTGCCTTTGTTTTACGTGACAATTATTTCTCCACAGTTACTCTATATCTATGATAACTGGTCGTCTACTTTCGGGAAGTTCTTGTTCAAGCTCAATGATTAACATACCACGTCCTGTGTATGCTTTTTGAATCTTGATAAACTCACCTACGGTGAACGTGCGCTCAAAGCATTTACCACTTAACCCTTTGTATATATAGAAGTCCCCCTTGGCTTCCTCCTGCTTGCGCTTTCCTTTTATAGTAAGTTTACTGTTTTGCAGACTTATCTCGATATCTTCCTTGTTCCAGCCAGGCAAGGCTAGTTCAATTCTATAACTCTCTTCGCCAGATCGTATGACATTATATCGAGGATACCCTGAATCGAGTACTGTGCTACTTAGGTGGTTGTGCAGTCGGTCAAATCCCAAGAATGTCCTCTCAAGATCCGCCATTGTTAGTTTTGCTAATGTGTTCATGTTTTATCTCCTTTGCGTCCTTTCGGCCCGCGTTCCTTGACTCCTTTCGGCAGTCATTTACTTCTTACGAAGTTTCAATAGCCAGACATCTCCATCTCTTTCAGCTTGCCAGAAGATACTGACCGTTAATGTTACCATACATAGTAACAAAAAGTGTGCAGCCATACTTATGCCTGCAGATATGACGCTACCGAGTATAAGACAACCAAATGTAACTGACCACATCCACGATAGCACTACCATAATCCACATTCTTGCAAGAGGATCGGGCAGGTGTCGTAAAGGGTTTTTATTGTGGTTGAAGATGTACTCGTAGTTGTCATACATCCATAGTCCAAAATATTTCATTTATTCACCAATTCCAAATAAATACCAACCGTGATTTGCGATGGCATTTAGTATTATAAATATACAAGTCGCTACGTGTAGCAACCACCAAAATGTTCTTATTATTGCAATTTTATCCGAGTCATCGTCTGAACCTACTTTCTCTCCAAGAGATTTTGCCCAGAGTCTCCACCACTTTTTCATTACCAACCTTTGATTATATTTGCCATAATAAAGAGTGCACAGGTTATATTAATTACTAAAATACTTGTACGAATAATCGCTATTGCATTCTCATGGTCTGCAATGTCTTCATCACTGTATGTTCCCAGTGCGTGCTTCCAAATTGTCCATAAACGTTTCATCATTGCTTGCGTATATAGGTATTTCAGTTAATCCGTGTTCTCGATCTAAATATTTGTACTCAAGTTTTTGTACATCAAATTCCTTGAGTGCGTTAAAAATTTTTCGTGGTTCAAAATCTCCACAAGTGTAAACGTCTAGCTGTACCAATGCAGGAGATTGTCGATCCCACACATGAATTGCAATGTGCGAAGTCTCAATAATAACAACTCCTGTTGCTCCTTCATTTCCTTCGACATCTACATAAGCACTGATTGGGCCTTTGCATATTTTCATGCCAATCAGCTCTACCATATTCTTTAGCCATTGCTCTACATAATTAGGACAAGTGGGAGGATCCAT